CGCTCAGGTCACCGGCATCGTCCTCAACCCGGCTGACGCTGAAGTGCTGGACCTGATGCAGGACGGGAACCAGCGCTTCTTCGGTGCTGGTCCGTTCGGTGCTGGTCCACGCACCCTGTGGGGCCGTCCGTACGTCACCACGCAGGCGATCCCCGAGGGCACTGCCCTCGTCGGTGACCTGTCGACGATCAACGTCCTCGAGCGTGAGGCGCTGTCCGTGGTCGCGTTCAACCAGCACGCCGACTACGCACGACGCAACCTCGTGTACGTGCGTGCGGAGCTCCGTGCCGCCCAGGTCATCTACAAGCCGGCGCACCTCGCCCTCGTCGACCTCGGTACCACGGGCGCCTGATGACGGACGGCATGGTCGTCATTAACGGGATCAGGTACCGGATCGAGGACGCGAACCGTCTCGGTCTGGTGCACAACAAGGCACGCGGTGTGGAGGAGGCAGGACGTGACTCTGCAGGAGACGACGCTGCCCCCGCTGGCCGATCCAGCCGATCTCGCGGCAAGGCTCGGCAAACCGGCGAGTGACCCTGGGATCGCTCTGGCGCTGCAGATGGCGTCGGAGCGGTTCCGGGGTCAGACCCGCAACCCCATCAGCCTCGTCGAGGACGACACGATCGTTCTCGACGGGGCGGGGACGCGGGTGCTCCGCCTTCCGGTGTGGCCGGTTGTGTCCGTCGCGAGCCTGACGGTGGCGGGGCAGACAGTGACAGACCCTGAGTGGTCTGCGGCTGGTCTGCTCCGCCTCCCCGCGCGGTTCCCCGACGTGTGGCGGTCGATCGAGGTCGTGTACACGCACGGCTTCGACGTCACCCCGGGGGACGTGCAGGAAGTGGTCCTGGACCAGGCTGCGTCGATCTCCGAAGCGTCGCCGTGGCTGTCGCAGTTCACGTCGGGGCAGGAGCAGGTGGCGATGGCTGCCGCGGCAACGGTCGGGACGACGTCGCAGTGGGCTCGAGCGGTTGGTCGGTACCGCATCGGCGGTGACCACTGGTGATCCTCGCGAACATGCTGCACCGGGACACGGTCACCGTGAAGCGCACCACCGAGGGTGTCCCGGACGAGGACGGCGTCCCCACAAAGACGGTCATCAACGAGGTCATCGATGGCTGCAACGTGCAGCCGGTGGGGACGAAGGAATCCCTCGGGCAGAACGACATCGTCACCTCACGGTGGATGGTGTCGACCCGTGAACCGCAGGACTGGATCCAGGCCGCAGACACGGTCATCTGGCGCGGCCAGACGTACTACGTCGATGGCCGGCCGCAGACGTACTGGAACGTGCTCCCGCACACGGAGTTCGTGATCACCGAGACGAAGGGCTGACGGATGTCGGACAAGATCAGCGTGAACGGCAACGAGTACCGGCTCGAGGACGCGGTGCGTCTGGGGCTGGTGGAGCCGAAGCACACCCCTGATGTGGGCGTGGTCCCGTCGGAGGTGTGGACGGTCCCGGAGATCGAGGTGTGGGCTGACGCTCACGGCATCGATCTGGCGGGGGCGAAGACGAAGGCGGAGAAGCTGGCTGTCATCGCGGACTTCGAGTACGCGGCACCCAGCTGATGCCGAAGGTCGTCATCGGCCGGGGGATCATCGATCAGGCGGTCCGGAATCCCGTGGTGCGGAAGGCGATGCGGGACAAGGCGGACCGGATCTTGCCGCGTGCTCAACGGTTGGCGTACTCGGCTGGTGCGAAGCAGTTCGGTGACTCGCTCCGTGTGGAGGAGGGTACTCGTCCTGGCACGAAGGCGAACGGCGGGTACAAGCGTCCGTTCGCTCGTGTGATCGCGACGTCTGCTGATGCGACGCAGGTGGAGCACGGCGACGTTGGGGTGTCGAAGCAGGCGATCCTGCGGAGAGCGATGGGCGCATGAACGTGTACGGGGTGTGGCCCAACGTGGAGCGTGTGCTCCTCGCCTACTTGAAGCAGGAGACGGGCGCTGCGACGTACACGGAGACCCCGTCGAACCTCGAGACCGTCTCGCCGTGCATCGTCGTGGAGCGGATCCCTGGCGGGTTCGGCCGCGACTACGAGAAGACGTTCCACGTCGACCTGGCGGTGTTCGCGAAGACCCGCGGCGCCGTGTGGGACCTCGTGCAGAAAGTCGAAGTCGCGATGGTCCTCTGCAACCTGTTCGACCAGGTCCGCGAGTCCGACTCGTTCGGGAACGTCGCGTACTCGAATGCGGCGCTGCGTCGTGCTGTCGGCACGTACGAGCTCGACGCGCGCCCCCAATAGGCCGCTCACCAACACTCATCATCCATTCAGCCGTCCGCACGTCGGGCGGCTTTGTCGTTCAAGGAGAACGCATGCCTGACGTGATTGGCCAGCTGGCCAACGACAACCGCAACGTCCACAAGTGGGGCACCACCATCCTCGCGATCGCTGACTACTCCACTGCCATCCCCGAAGCGTTCTTCGCCACTGACGGGAAGCCGATCGCTCTGCCCACCGGCTACAAGAACATGGGCTACATCACCACCGACGGCATCTCGCACTCGTACGACGTGTCGTCGGACGAGACGAACATGCTGCAGACCACGCAGTCGGTCCGGTCGGACGTCACGTCGGAGACGCACACCTTCCAGGTGGCGTTCGGTGAGACGAACGGGTGGACGAAGGCGCTGGCGTACAAGCAGCCCGTGTCGGAGTGGCCGTCGGACAAGAACGCGGCGTGGATCTACGACGAGACGTCGGGTGAGTACCCGTACTACCGGGCGATCACCCTGTCGCAGGACGGTGTCGGCGACTCCGCCGTGTACCGCGTGGAGGCCGCGTACCGCATCAAGGTCACCGACATCGACGACCGGGCGCTGAACCGTTCCGACGTCGAAGAGGTGAACCGCACCTTCACGATCTACGAGGACCCGGTGGTCGGGAAGTCGTACACGGAGGCTCAGACCGCTGCCGGCGGTGTCGTCGTCTCCGGCGGCTGACCCTCCCCCCAGGACCAGGTGGCGGCGTCGTTTGGTGAGCTGCGCCGCCGCCACCTGTTACCCCTGCTCACGAGCTCACCAAGCTCACTAGGAGACCAGCATGACCAGCAAGGCTGACAAGAACCGTCGCACGTCGTACACCCTCGCCGCCGCTCGGCGGAAGGTCGAGGAGTCCGTCGGTGGCGACACGATCGAGATCTTCGTGGAAGAGGGTGGTGAGCCGTTCTACCTGCCCCACCCGTACTTCTACGACAACGAGACGAAGAAGGCGCTGAAGGGCGCCGACGACGAGGACGAGTCCGCTCAGGGCCGCATCCTCCTCGGTGACGAGCAGTACGAGAAGTTCATCGAGCAGGGCGGCACCGACGAGGGCATCAACCTCGTGATGATCGCTGTCGGTCAGGACCTGAAGGACTCGCAGGGAAACTGACGGGGGTAGACCTCGACGAGTTCGACCTCGAGATCGCGGACCTGCCGGCGACGCACCCTGTTGCTGTGCAGGTCCGCGCTGAGGCGATGCTGCAGCTTCTCGGTGACCATCAGGGTCCCGGGGATGCTGCGCTGCAGTCGACGTACTCGCCGCGGGATCCGTTGGCGGAGTACTTGCAGGGGCGCATCAGCACCCGGCAGCTGCGGGTGCTCGTCGAGGGTCTACCCACCGATTCAGCGTTCCACCGTGCCCATCGGGACACGGACTGGCAGGACTCCGACTGGATCGCGCGGGACACGAACTCGATCATGCGGGTGCTGCTGTACACGGTGCAGTCGGCGCTGTCGAAGTCGGCTGTCCCGAAGCCGGACTTGCTGCCCGCTCCTGTCGTGGAGCCGACTGAGCAGGACGAGGCGGACGCCGAGTACTTGGCGCAGCAGCGGGCCGAGATGGCCGTCGTTGAGGCGGGCTGGTTCGTCAACAACTAGACATTGGAGTGCGTTGTGGCCGGTTCAGCTGTGTGGCTCGATGTGCTCCCGTCGATGTCGAAGTTCGCATCGACGATGTCGAAGCAGGCAGGTACCGCGGCGAAGACCGCGGGCCTGTCTGCTGGCCGTCAGTTCTCGGCTGGTGTCGCAGCTGGCGGGTCCACGTCGGCGGCGAAGACGCTGGTGTCGGAGCTCGAGGTCGCGTCGAAGCGTGCTGCGAAGGCGATCCAGTCGGAGAAGGTCGCGATCGCGAAGGCCCGGTCGGAGGAGAAGTCTGCCGCTGTTGGTGTGCAGGCGGCTGAGGCTCGTCTCGCTGAGCAGCGGAAGAAGTACACGGCGTCGTCGTCGCAGGCGTTGAAGGCGGAGCAGCAGCTCACGTCGGCGCGTGGGAAGCAGCAGCTCGCCGGCATGAAGGTTGTTGCGGTTGAGGATCAGCTGAAGGCTGCGTTCAACGAGCAGAAGACCGTGACCGGGCAGTTGTCGGCTGCGCAGGCGCAGGGGTCGAAGCAGACCGCGTTGATGCAGTCCCGGTTCGGCCGGCTTGCTGCTGCTGGCGCTCCCCTGTCTTCCGGGCTGGGGAAGGTCGCTGCGGGCGCGAAGAACGTCGCGGCGACTGCTCTGGCGACGTTGAAGCCTCTCGCGGGGATGGCTGCCGGGTTCGGTGCGATCATCGGCGTCGGGCAGGTCATCAAGCTCGGCAACGAGTACACGGCGACCATCAACGAGCTCGGTGCGGTGACGAACACGTCCGGCGCGGAGCTCGCGAAGTTCGGTGAGAAGGCCCGACAGCTCGGTTCCGACCTCACACTTCCCGCGACGTCCGGTAAGGACGCTGCTGCGATCATGCTCGAGCTCGCGAAGGGTGGCCTGACGGCTGCTGACGCGATGACGGCTGCGAAGGGCACCATCCAGCTTGCTGCTGCGGCGCAGGTTGATGGTGGGCG